TAGGAATTTTTACCGGCACAGACTGACCTAGCAGACTTTGTAGAGACTGCGCCGGGATGTGCTACAACACGAAAGGTCTATCATGGCACGTACTACTTTTTCAGGCCCAGTTCGGGCTGGTTATCAGGGCGGTAATGCGGATCCACAAAATCCAGTAACCCCCACCACTATTAATGCTGGTGAGGTCATTGAAGTTGACCAAGGCACCGGCGCTTATGGTTTCTATTCCCGGGTTGAGCCAACTGTCGGATTTGGTTCTAGCACATTTCAAACTCCCGGTGAGGCTTATGGAATGTTCGGGCGCACCCAAACCGGTGCTCCGTTTGCAACACTCCCAACCACTAATTTTAACCACATGGCTGGTGTAGTTGGTAATTTTGCAGTTATTGGCACTTACAGCAACAACGGCCTGATGGCTGGTGTGATGGGTATTGTTAATACTAATACCCTGTCTGGCGATGCCGCTGTGATGGCGTTCATGGCTGGTGACTCCGGTGTAACTACCGCTCGTTGCGCTTTTGGTGTTGCAATGGCTCAAACTACCGCTGGTTCAGGTTTTGACTACGGTATTGACCTGAAGATGCAAGATCCCATCGCTGATGGCGGTGGACCTTCTGGAGTTATTCCTTACAAGACTGCTGAAATCCGCTTGGCTAATGACGGCGCAGCGGCCCCTGTTGTCATTAAAGTTGGTAACTTTGCAGACGGTGCTGCATCAGGTGTAGGCAAAGGTTCTTTAGGTATTGATTCTACTGACGGGCTATTGTTTGTGTCTGACTCCGCAGGTCTCTGGCAACAAGTTCTAGTCTAATGCTGACTCATAAAGACCCAGAGGTTCAGGCAATGCTTGAACTTCTGGAATCCCAACGAGATCATGTTATGGGCCTAGTGGCTGCTCAAACAAAGCAAATTTTGGAATTAAAAGCCAAACTTGCTAAGTTAGAAACCACAGATACGGAGAACCAAAATGGCATCAATGCAATATGACGTACTAGCGACTAAACCGTTAACGTCTACAGGTGATTTTAAAGATCAAAACGATAACGTCATTCCTCGTTCTCGTATTAAGACAATATATGCAGTTTGCGGTGCTACCGCTGGCTCTGTGGTTGTCCGTGAGGGCGGTTCAGGCGGCAGTATTGTTATTACCGTCAATACACCAGCCCTTGTAGATACCGGATATGTAATGATCCCAATGCCGGGTGAAGGCATTTTGATTAAAACCGGAAATCTTCACGGAACCATCACTAACACCGCTTCTGTAGTCTTGATCTACGGGTGATGTAATGGCTAAGACTCCTGCGTGGCAACGCAAAGAGGGAAAGAACCCAAAAGGTGGGCTAAACGCGAAGGGGCGGGCATCGTATAACGCTGCTAACCCCGGTAAGCCCGGCTTGAAGGCTCCGCAGCCAGAAGGTGGCTCGCGCAAAAAATCATTCTGTGCCCGCATGACGGGTATGAAAAAAAAGTTAACTAGCGCTAAAACCGCTAACGATCCAAACAGCCGTATCAACAAGAGCCTACGGGCGTGGAAGTGCTGATATGGAGATGATGCTTTGGAACATGGTGTTGACAGTATTACTAGGTGTCTTGGCCTATATTGGGCATGAGAAGGCATCTGAGATACAGAGACTCAACATTTTGATTAACAAAACTAGAGAAGAGGTGGCCCGTGATAACGTCACTCAAGCAGAAATGGACAAACTTGTTGAGCACATTGACCAGCGCTTTAACAAACTTGAAGCAAAAATTGATGAACTCTTTAAAAAAGGGTAAATAGCATGTCAAAGAAATTACGTAATTTAGCCCTTCTTGGAGGTCTTGGCGCCGCAGCCGCAATGGCTATGCGGGGTAAGGGTAAAGAAGAGGAATCAAAAGACACTACTGGCGATGCTTCTGCGGGTATGGCAAAAGATAAATTGTCAGACTTTAGAGGTAAAAGTGGTGACGCAGATAAAGATGTTGGTCCCGCTATGAAGCGTGCTACTGCACCTGCTGCTAAACCTGCTGCCCCTGCTGCTAAACCCGCTGCACCTTCGCGCATGACTGGTGGTAAAAGTGGTGATGCAGATAAAGACATCGGTATTGGCACTAGCCGTATGACCGAAATGAACAAACGCAAACCCATAGCAGCTCAAGCTGTAGAAAGATTTAAAGCCGCAAGAGAAGCGCCTTTAGGTCAGATGAGTGACGTCGTCGGGGCTAAAAAAGGCGGCATGATTGGATCTGCTTCCAAGCGTGCTGATGGTTGCGCTCAACGCGGTAAGACTAAGGGAAGGATGGTGTGATATGGGTTTAAAATTTCATGATATTTCGCCTGTAGCCGCGATGATTTCCGGTAAGGGTGGTATGGGTAAAGCTATGCGCCAAGGATTTGGTGGGATAGCCCCAATGATGATTGCTCGTAGTGGGTATAAAGACGAGGAAGAAGAAAAACGCCGGATGGAAGAGCAAGCCGCCGCTGAACAAGCCGCTGCCCAAAGTGGAATGAAAAAAGGCGGTAAGGTAAAAATGTCCTCAGCGTCTAAACGAGCCGACGGTATTGCTACTAAGGGTAAAACGAAAGGCCGGATCGTTTAATGTATTTGACAAGCAACATTCCGTATTTTAAATGTTGGGTTAGAAAAGAATTTACAAATGGGCATCAGGGATATCACGGGGAGTATGTACACGCATTAGCAGTAGCAGTAACAACCATCCCCGACAGGTGTCTTAGTTTTCAAGTCATATTTACTGGGTGTGAAGCAGATGATGGCAGTCAACCAAATGTACATGGCGGTGCAATGTGGGCAAGGATGCCGATTACCGCTTTGGTTGGAGACATACCGCTTGAGCAATGGCCTGAGCGTATGCAAACCCATCTGGCGCAGCCTTGGGACTGTAGTTCGTATAACCACGGGGTTGTTAAAATTGATCGGGCGCAACCCTCTCCGTGGCTTTGTAAAATTAATAACGAGTTTCACACTGGGCGGTATCTGTTCACGGTTGACTATGCTGAGAGCGAGGTTTCAGAAGACCCGTCCCAGCATAAACAAAGCCATGTGCTCATACTGACTGATGCAGGAAAATGGACAGGAAATATAGTGGCATTACCGAATAATCGAGTGCGAGTTACCAGCCCAGCGTATTGGGTTACTGGGCAAGGAGCGCCTGATTTTAAACCCAGCCAATGGATTCATTGTGCAGAGCAGGATGATTCGTACATGGATCCAGAGGTAACTTTTAATAACTTGTATAAGGAGTCTAAGAAATGATGAAGTCCAAGATGATGGCTGGTGGCGGGATGATGAAAAAGATGGCCTCTGGTGGTATGCCGATGGGGCCAGATGGTAAGCCTACTTTTGTTGGTGATGGCAAAGGCAAGATGGCTGGCGGTGGTATGGCTAAAGCCAAGATGGCGGCTGGTGGTGGTATGATGAAAAAAGGCTATGCTTCTGGCGGCATGATGTCCAAAATGGCTCCGTCTAAAATGGGTAAAGTAGCGACTGGCAAGCCTGCCACGGGAAGCGCCTCTAAGCGGGCCGACGGTATTGCTATGAAAGGCAAAACCAAGGGCAAACTGCTTGCTAAGGGCGGCATGACCAAATGAGACCCAGCCGTGGGATGGGGGCGATTAACCCCTCTAAGATGCCGAAGGCCAAGACGATTACCCGCAAGGATAATCCGAACGAGGTTGAAATGTTTGCCGGTGGTGGTCTGTATGCCAATATCGCTGCGAAGAAAAAACGTATTGCGGCGGGGTCAGGCGAAAAGATGCGCAGTGTGGGTGCTAAAGGTGCTCCTAAAAAGAGTGACTTTGCTCAGGCTGCGAAGACCGCATCTTACAAAGAGGGTGGCGAGTCTCGTGTGAACGAGGCTGGTAATTACACCAAACCCGGCATGCGTAAGGGCCTGTTTGAGCGTATTAAGGCTGGCGGCAAGGGCGGTGCTCCGGGTCAGTGGAGCGCTCGTAAGGCTCAGATGTTGGCTATGCAGTATAAGAAGGCTGGCGGTGGCTACAAGTGAAGTGGTCAGACAAGCGCAAAAGGTCAATTAACTGCGATAGCCCAAAAGGGTTTTCGGAGAAGGCTCATTGCGCAGGAAGAAAAAAGAAAATGGCTGGCGGTGGATTGGCTAAGTCTCAACAATCCCTAAAAGCGTGGACCGATCAGAAATGGAGAACTAAAAGTGGCAAACCTTCTACGCAAGGACCGAAGGCTACAGGGGAAAGATACCTCCCAAGCAGCGCCATCAAAGCGCTCTCCCCGCAAGAGTACGCCGCGACCACCCGTGCCAAAAGAGCCGGAAAAGCAGCCGGAAAGCAGTTCGTCGCTCAACCTAAAGGGGTGGCTAAAAAAGTTGCTCCGCATAGGAAAATAGGATGAGCACAACCGGGACGACCACCTTTAACCTAGACCTCAATAACCTCGTAGAAGAGGCTTTTGAGCGTTGTGGCGCCGAGTTACGCTCGGGCTACGATATGCGTACAGCCCGTCGTTCCCTGAACCTCTTGACTATTGAGTGGGCTAACCGGGGTATTAACCTGTGGACTATCGAGCAGGGTTCCATCCCCATAAATCAGGGGCAGATTTGTTATGCCTTGCCAAACGACACGATTGACTTGATGGATATGGTAATCCGTACCCAGACCGGTATTAACCAGTCAGACATCAATATCAACCGGATTTCTAGCAGCACCTACTCTACGATCCCTAATAAGAACGCCCAAGGACGCCCGATTCAGGTGTGGATTGACCGCCAGAGTGGGTATGAGAACGTCACAACCAAGACCCTAGCCACCACGATTACCGCGACTTCCAACACCATCACCTTAAGTTCTGTGGATGGGCTGAATTACGTTGGGTTCATCAAACTGGGCAACGAAACCATTGGTTATAACGAAATATCAGGGAATACCCTACAAAACTGTGTTCGTGGCGTAGATAACAGCACGGCTACTGGGCATACTGCTGGGGCTATTGTGACGGTACGAAACCTGCCCAACATCTGTGTTTGGCCTTCGCCAGATCAGTCTAACTTTTATTCCTTTGTTTACTGGCGTTTGCGTCGTATCCAAGACGCTGGCAACGGTCTTAATACCGAGGACATCCCTTTCCGTATGATCCCTTGTATGGCGGCTGGATTGGCTTATTATCTGTCTTTGAAGATACCCGATGCCATGAATAGGATTGAGATGCTGAAAGCGTCCTACGAAGAGCAGTGGGCATTAGGTTCTAGCGAAGACCGTGAGAAGGCGTCGTTACGCCTAGCCCCACGGCAGTATTTCTATTAAGGTAAGACATGTCCGGCCCAAAGTTTGCTTCTGGCAAAAAAGCAATAGCGGAGTGCGATAGATGCGGATTTCGGTATCAGTTGAAGCAATTGAAGAAATTGGTGATCAAAACCAAAAACATCAATTTGCTGGTTTGCCCGACTTGTTGGGAGCCGGATCAGCCACAGTTGCAGTTAGGGATGTACCCGGTTTATGACCCACAGGCTTTACAGAACCCAAGAAACGATACTAGTTACATACAGGCCGGTCTTACA